CATCTGGGGCAAGTCTGATCTGGTCCCGCTGTACACGCCGATCAATGAACTGTGCCGAAAGATTTCCGACTTCTCGGACGCTGTAGCTTTTGAGATGTTTCCGGTTTCGATCTTCAAGAACGTGGAGTGGGATCAGACTGCACCTCCAAGGTCTGTCCCTGGGGCGTTCTTGAGTATCAACGGCCCCAGCGGAGAAGGCGCACCACAGGCCGACGCATACAAACTCGAATCCCAGATGTCCTCGAAACCCTCAGTCGAGTGGCTGGTTAACAAGATGACCGACCTTCTTCACGAGTGGTCGGGCGTACCGAACATCACGCGGGACAAACTGGACTCTATGGGCGAGATGTCCGGGGTTGCCATGAGGCTTATGTACCTGGCGATAATCTCAAAGTGCAACCGCAAGCTCAAGTATTGGGTTCCCCGGCTTGAAAGTGTCTGTGACATGATCCTCAAAACCGAATCCGTGTACTCGGATTACAACTACGTCGAAGATTACGAATTGACCCTTGAGCCGCAGACGAAGCTCCCCGAGAACGAAATGGAAGAGGCGCAGATAACCGCCATCAAGGTACAACAGCTTATGCAGTCGATCGAAACCGCCATGAAGAAAGACGGCGTGAAGAACCCTGAAGAGGAATTCGCCCGCATACTCGCCGAGCAGAAGATGATTTCCGACTCGTCTAACCCTGATGTCCTGGGTGCTGCCCTCGGGAGAGAATATGCACAGGAGCAATGAAGAAGTCTTTGCCGAGTTTCTGGAAGGCTGGCGTGACGGGGATTGGTCGAAGGTCCGATCTGCCATGCAGTTGACCGGCAACTACTATGGCTATAACGAGCAGAAGCTAAGAGAGATGCTGGGCTCTGTACGGCCTGTCGAATGGGAGATAGTCTCCGTAACGCCTGTCTCTGTTGTCATGGTGGACATAAGTGCGCGTGTGATGTTCGGGCGCATTTACAAGCGCATGACCGCGAGACTTGTCAGGGAGTCCGCGCCGTTTGTCTCCTCTGAAGATGGATCGTGGGGAGTCGCCCCGCTGTCTGTCCTGACCCTGCGTGACGATGACGTTTAGACAATATATGCTCCGCGCCCGAGCGGAGATGATACGCGACCTCTACAAGCACGACCGTCAGATTGCGCGGTTGTTCTCCGACCTGTCCGATGACCTTGTCAAAGAGTTGAAGAACATCTCGACTTCGGCAGGTCGAGGCCACGAGAGAGTCGTTATCCGAATGCTCCGCTCGACGGCCCGCGAGATGTTATCCGACTACAAAGGCATAGTGCAGGACGGTCTGGATTCCGCGACTCAGATTCAGGCCCGCAACTGGAATCTCGGGATGAAGCCCTACATTCAGGCGATGGAGCGCGGCGGCGTTGACCTGGGGTCGTTCAACCGCCAGATACGCAAGATTCCCGTTGACGCGGTGCGGGCGATATACGCCAGGACGTATTCTGACGGGCTGTTCTTGTCTCAGCGGATATGGAGCATCACCCCGACCGCCGAGAACGGCATTGCGAAGATTGTCACCCAAGGTTTGGCGCGTGGGTTGCATTATGACGATCCGCGAATAGCCGAACAGTTGAACAGATTCCTCCAGCCTGTCAGAAAGGGAAAGACTGTTCGGCCCACTGTCAAGCGGATACTGGACAAGGATTTATACAAATCAAGTGGTGGCAAACAGGGCTATTTCGAGTTTCGCCAACGGCCTGTTTCTTTCGACGCCGCACGACTTTTACGAAGCGAGTACGGCAATGCTTATCGCGAGGCCCAGCACAGATCGGCTCTGCTGAACCCGGCTTGCTACGGCGAACAATGGCTTCTCTCGACAGAGCATCCCGACCTAGGTTGTGCCTGTGAGGACTACGCCCAGCATGACGAAGGACTAGGCGAAGGTGTGTTTCGGGTTGAGAACACGCCGATAACTCCGCACGTTTGCTGCTTATGCGATCAAATGGCTGTTTTGATAAGCATAGACGAGTTCATGACGGCGGTTGACGATTTCGTGCAGTACAACACAGGGCCGCTCGCCAGATGGTTCGAGGGCCAGATGAAAGGCTCGATACAGAAAACAACCCGCGCATAGCGGTTGATATACCGCCCCTTCGGAATGCCCGGAGGGGTTTTTTAGTACCACAAGGAGGTACGCTCATGCCGGACGATACCGATAAGGGCCAGGAGGAAGAGCAGGAGAAGGAAAAAGACTCCACTTCTGTAACAACTTCTGACACAGATTGGGAGGCGAAGGCAAAGCATTTTCAGGGATTGTTTAACAAGGCTGAAGATGCACTCAAGAAGACCGAGAACAAGCTCGGCGAACTGACACAAGCCCAAGAAGAGGCCAACAGAAAGCAGCTTGAAGACGAGAAGAAGTTCCAGGAGTTGTATCAGCAGGAACAGCAGAAGCTCTCTGCCAAAGAGGCCGAGTTCGGAAAGCTGAATTTGCAGGTCAAGCTCCAGGCTCATCTCGCCGAGAAGGCTCCTGACTACATCGCGGATTTCAAGTGGATACACCCACACGTTGACTCGGAAGATACCATAGCCTCGGTCGTCGAGGACTACGTAAAGGCACATCCCAAAGTCTCCGCGTCCGGTTCCGCTTCAATGGGCAACCGCTCGAAGGACGGCAAGAATCTCATTCAGGTGAGCCGCGCCGACCTTACCAACCCCGTTGAACTCGCCCGCCTCCGTAAAGAAGACCCTGACTTCGACAAGAAGCTCATCGCGGGCGAGGTAGACATTATCTGATCCCCTTCGACTCTCGAAGGGAGGTGTAACACATATGGCTTCACTAACTAAAGCTGATCTCGTGGAACTTATCCCACGGATATACGGTACGAAAATCTTCGAGGAAGCACAGGCTCTTTCGTTCTGGTCGCAGTTCGAGGGCGAAGAGGGTTCTGGTCTGCCGATAGTCAAGAAGACTGATTTCGAGAGTGAGCCGGGCGACACGATCAGGATTGCTTACACAAAGCAGTTGGTCGGCGCGGGGCGCACTGGAGAGCAGGTTCTCGAAGGCTACGAAGAGGTTCTGGAAACCGACTACTGCGATGTCACGATTGCGCTGCTCCGTCATGCTACCCGCCACCAGCGGACGGCATCCGAGCAGACGATCATCGACCTCGCGGGCCGTGAGAAGACCGCGCTGGCGAAGTGGCTTGCCCGCAAGCTGGACGAGGCGACCTTCACAGAGGCGACTGATAGCCCGACAAACATCCTGTATGCCGACGCTACCGCCGCAACTGAGGACGACCTGGACGCTACCGACACGCTTGACACGGGCGTCATTTCCCGCGCTGCGGTTATGGCGAAAGACCTGCTGATGCCCCCGATGACGATAGTCAATGGGACTCCGTACTACGGCATGGTGATTCACACCTACCAGGAGTACGACCTGAAGCAGGATACGGTATGGCAGAACGCCCAGCGCGAAGCTATGCCGCCCGGCATGGAGAACCCGCTGTTCACTGGTCGTATCGGTCATTGGGACGGCGTGATTCTGTTCTCGCACCCAAGGGTGCCTGTAGCGGACAACGCTGCTTCTCCCGCCGTCGCTATCGGTGATTCGGTTCTGTTCGGTTCTGAGTTCATGGCCCACGCCTACGGACGCGCCCCCGAGTACATCGTGGAGACTTTCGACTACAAGGAATCTCTCGGTACCGGGATTGCGGTCGTGCAGGGCATGAATAAGCTCACGTTCGATTCGGTTGACCGCTCCGTCCTGACTGTCAAGACGGCTTGCGTCGATCCGAACGCCTAAACCCCGACAAGGAGGTGTAGAGGGGGAGTTTAACCGCTCCCCCTCGATACCCTATGCTCCGATACATTGCTTACGTAGGCCCCAAATCCGAGAAGCGGATACAGGACGACTCCAAACGCTGGCACGAGTTCCCGCGTGGCGTCACCGTGGACGCAATCGAACTCGGATTCTCTGAAGAGCGAATCAAGTTCCTGCTGAAAAGCGGCGTGTTTCAGTTGCGCTCCAGTGCCAACGAGGTCCGCCCAAAGGTGACAGTTCCCGATCCCAACGAACCCAAAGTCAAGCCCATGATCGACAAGGCTCTCAGACCAGATCGGAACATCTGCGGTACTTGCGGATTCGTGGCGAAGTCTCCGTTCGGACTCCAGGCTCATCAGAGGAGACACAAGAATGCTGGTTGAGCGCCGCGTCCGTGACTTCACAATGGTCCTCGATACAGACGACTGCGGCATGTCCCAGCCACTTCTTCGCGGCGCAGGTTGGGAGGGGGCAGGTCCCGACATCTTGGAGTCCATTCTTCTTCTGAAGCCTGGAATGACGGTCATTGACATGGGCGCCTGCATCGGCTTCTATTCGCTACTTTGTGCCACCGTGAGCGCTCATGTGTATGCGGTAGAGGCGGACCCCGACAATTGCGCGATCATCCGCAAGGCGGCAGAGGCCAACGCTTTTGACAACTTGCTTGTCTACAACCTTGCTATCGCAGGGCTGGATGGCACCGCCCGTTTCCAGCCTTCCCCTGGCCGCTCCGACCGGGGGCGCTTGTCAGACAAAGGACCTCTCGAAGTCGAGACCGTCACCCTTGATACCTTCGTTGAGCGAGAGGGCATAGGTCCTGTCGATGTTCTACGCTGTGATATCGAGGGCGCGGAGGTTGGTATGGTGGCAGGAGGTCAGAAGACCCTTGCTGTCATGCGCGAGGGCAGTTGGATATATGTCGATCTGCACCCGCAGAAGATGAACAACCCCTTTGACCTTATGTCTACTATCGAGAACATCATCGAGCACGGCTTTATCCCAGAGACGCTTGTCGGTTCAAAAGCAGGGCTGAATCCATCTGGGTTTGCTGAGTCAATCTGTTCAAAGGGTGGGTTCCCGAAGGTGTTCTTTCAGAAGGCCACATGAAAGTAATAGCGCCCCTCGCCGTCTTAACAGGTCTAGCCCTTGTTGTAGATGAGATGTTCGTGGGCAATAACCGTTTGGTCTCCAAGGTGGCGGTCGGCTTTGAACCGGGAAGGGGTTATTTCTTTAAGCACCGTCGCCCATGGACATTCGACCGGATTTGGTTATGAAAACACGCATTGGCTACATTGGCCATTTCGGCGACTGGCATACAGAGTGGGGGGTGGCCAAAGCACTGGAGCAGAAGGCGAAGGTCAGTCGATATCATTTTCCCCTGCTCAACCAAGAGGACTTTATCGAGCAGGATTTCGACCTTGTTCTGACAACCGTGCCGCAGCTGTTTTCTGGCAGTTTTTGGCGAACTGTCGATGCTCCCAAGATTGCTCATTACTTCGACCTGATAGTCGGGTGGCAAGGCAGAGAGAAGAAATATTTTCCCGCGCTCGATCACTTCGACCTTGTGCTCGGGACTGATTGCATGAACCCCGCTTACCGCAAGGCGGGGATAAACGCACGCTGGTTCATGCAGGCTTTCGACCCTGCGGACTATTACCCCGTAGAGGCCGAGGTTGTGCGCGAGGTCGCTTTCATCGGCAACCCGTACGATCAGAAACGCCGAGAACTGCTGGCAACCCTTTCCCGCCGCTATTCGTTCGAGCGGTTCGGCCACAAGGACTCCTGTCGCGGTCCTGCTCATGCGGAGGTCTGTGCCAGCACGAAGATCATGGTCGCGGACAACGCGCTCAACGACAGGCCCGGCTACTGGAGCAACAGGGTATACATGCACCTGGCTAGCAAGGGCTTTGTGCTCCACCCTCGGGTTCCCGAGCTGGTGCAGTTCTTCCTCGATGCCCATCATCTTGCGTATTACGACTCACCCGCTGACCTGTTTGACAAGCTCGACTATTACCTCAAGCGAGACAAGGAACGCGACAGCATCGCGGAAGCTGGATGTGAACTTGTCCACCGAAAACATACTTGGACTGAGAGGATGAAGGAGTTTTGGCAGATTCTCCACGAATCGGGCTTATCAGTTACACGAATCTGACCAGCGGCATAGGTGTCTTCGCATGGGAACTAATCAAGTATCTCGGAGTCGATTCAGTCCTTTCGGTGAAGAATCGTGTTAAGGGGCAAGAGGAATGGATCGACCGCCAGCACACCGCAGGTGAGACAGTTCGGGAAGGCACCGTCAGACACTACCTCGACAGGTACAAGCCCGATGTGGTCCTGTTCTTCGAGACCCCCTTCGGGGACGGTTTGCAGAAGGTGCGTTCCGAGAGAAAGAGCCTGCGGGTTGTCGGTATCCCGATGCAAGAAACCATGGGTGCCAAGGACTTCTCGTGGTGTGACGCTATCATCTGCCCTTGCTCGTCTGCACTGACCAAAGCACGCTCGGTCAAGAGGGCTTACGGGCTGTTCTTGCCAATCGGTCTGGAGATGTTCCCCTTCGCGCAGAGGAAGGGCCACACCTTCGTTCATAACGTGGGTTACGGGTGGCGCACGGACAGGAGACAGACCAGGACAGTGGTCGAGGCGTTCAAGATGCTCAAGGACCCCGACGCCCGCCTCATTATAAACGCCCAGCAGAAGTTTCCTGCGGGTGGGGTCATGCCCGACCCACGGATAGATTACAACCTGGAGTCATACAAGAGCCCGTCGGACATCTTCGCCAGGGGTGACATCTCGGTCCTCCCGATAGCCTACGGCGGGTACGAGCGCATGATACTAGAGTCCATGGCATCGGGCCTGCCGACGCTCACGACAAACGCTGACCCGATGTGCATGTTCCAGCATGACCCCTCGTTCCTGATAACGCCCTGGAAACGCAAGACGGTCACGAGCCCTTTCCTCTACAGGGTGGTCTTCAACGAGATATCTGTCGGCAGCATGCACAGACACATGACGAGGTTGCTCAGCATCGATACTGCGGCCCACTCGAAGGCGGCTCGCAAGCAGGCTGAAGCGCAAAGCTGGGAGTCCAAGGACATCGACTACAAGGGCGAATGGATGAGAGTTCTGCGCGAGGTGTGTTCATGTTGAACCTCGTACTCATCACGTACAACGATTGGCCCCTCGTCAAGAATTGCGTTGAGTCGGTCAAAGATCACGTGGACGAGATCATAGCGGTTGATGGAATATTCGCGGATTTCCCGATGCGCACCGGGGATCACCCCACAAGCACCGACGGCACGATTGAATACCTGTTGTCTTTAGATGTCGAGACAACGCTTATCAGTTACCCCGGACTCTCTGAGGTCGAGAAGCGCAATTGTTATCTCTTGGGTGAACCGGGGGATTTCTACCTGCATCTCGATACGGATGAGGTGGTGGAGAATCCCGAGACGCTGTCGGAGATTCCCGATGCCGATGTCTGTTGGGTTGCCATGCACTGGACGAATCGTTTTGCCCGCTACCCGCGTTTGTTTCGGCACGTTGAGGGATTGCATTACGAGGGCTTGCACTATCGCTTGGTCGCGGATGGCCTGTTCACAGACATCCAGAAAACGGGCGAGGGCTACACACGTGCCGCGCACCCGTTGAAGATTCGCCACGACATCGCTTTACGCCCCGAGTATCGCACAAAACAAAAGCTGGTTTACTACCGCCGCTTGACACAGGCAGAACACGAGATCAAGGAGCAATTGAGGTATGGATGCTACACTCCTCGCCCATATCCGAAACCTGAGTGACGATTCAACCGCGCCCTATGCGGTGAGCGATGCCGAGATAACAGCCTTTGCCGCGACCCGGCGCATTGAATTGTACTTCGACCTCTTGACCACGAAAGACGACCTGGTCTGGTACTCGAAATACAACTACGTCGATGTGACGCGGTTGACAGACGAGTACGAAGGTGCAGACGCCCTGACCCCGACTCTGTCTGACCCCATAGAGGGCCGCTGGGCGTTCTCGTCCGCACAGGTGGTGGTCTACGTCTACGGCTTCGCATACGACCTCTTTGACATCGTGGCTCAGTGCTGGCTCTCGAAATCCAACAGCGTGGACGAGGGGCTTAACTACTCTCTTGGTGACGAGGCAGTTGACTCTTCCGCTCTCAAGGCGCATTGCGTCAACCAGTACAACAGGTATCGAACATCGCGAGGTGGACAATGGCAACGCCACAGATAATGCGCGAACACGCCTCAGTGATTATCGCCG